GTCGTTGCGCAACCGGAGAGCACCTGCGCGCAGGTCAGCCACAACAGCAGCAGGGACGGCCTCGGCCGCAGCGCGGTCTTCTTCATGTTTCGCTCCGATATCGGCCAGGGACCCGGCCCGTGTGTGCTCATTGGCGCGCGCGCTCTGGACCTCCGTTACGGCCCCCATTGCCCGTTTCGTTTCGCCCGCTGACACAGCCAGGTCGGCGGAGCGGTCACGCCACTCCCAGCCAGCCCAGAACGAGAGGATCACTAGGGCCAGCGCGATATAGAACCTGCTCATCCGACCACCTCCGGCGGGATGACCGCGCCAAGTCCACGCAACGAGGATTCCAGCGACAGCACCCGCAAGCGGAGCCGATGTGCCTCCTCCTGCGCTGCCATCCGCAATTTCATCTCGTCTGCCAACTGCTGACCCAGCTTGAGCTGGCTCGCCTCAAGGCCCTCTACGCGAGCGGTAAGGCCGGCAATCAGCGCGACACTGCCGTCGGATTCCGCCTTGTCCTGCTTGCGGCTCAGGACTGCACCGATGAACTCGCGCGCGATCCACAATGCGGCGGCGCCTCCGGCCAGCCACCAGGGTGCAGTTGTCTCTTCCATCAGCCCACCCCGCCGACGCAGCCGCCGGCCTTCAGGTAGATCGCCATCAGGTCGTTCATCTTATGCTCGTGCTGTCCGTAGCCGGCGCCAGGTAGGCTCGCCCAGATGTTGCGGACAGCGGTGATGGCCTCCGCAATCTTGCCCGCCTGGATCAGCGGCAGCGCGCGGCGCTCACGGATCTGCTGCAAGGCAATGAGGTCCTGGCTCAGGGGAGTGAAGTCCTTCAGTCCCAGCGTCTTTCTGTAGGCGTCGTAGTAGCGGCGTAGCAGCTGGTAGCGACCGGCTGCGGAGGACTGGATCTTGAGCTTGGGGAGATCCACAAGCACACGGGGGTGGTCGGCATAGCTCTTGAACAGCTGACCACCCACGACCACGTCGTAGCCGTGGTCATTTGTCGGTTGCTTGCCGTTATCGGTTCCTTCCGACCAGGCCAGCATGTCGAGAAAGGCCACGACGTTCACGCCGCCTGCTTGTTGGGGAGTGATGCGTGCCATGGTCCATCTCGATAAGGCGCCCGCCCCGCTGCCGGCTAGGCGCGAGGGTTGATCCGGCCTGGAGGCGGGCAAAGAAAAAGCCCCACCATTGCTGGCGGGGCTCACGTAATGATTCAACTCGGCTCGAGTGCTACTCGCCGTTGCTCTTGTTCACCTGGAAGGCCAATGAATACCGATGCTGATCGGCCTCTTCGGGGCTATCGAACACGAACACCGTAGTGTCGCCACCATGCCAAACCACCTCAAAGAGCGCCCCGCCATTAGGCGAAATCTGCACCTTCCCAATGGTTACAACGAAGCGGGGGTTGTAAAAAATTCCGTTGTTTTCGAACACGCAAAGCTCCTTTTTGGTTGCTCGGAACCTTGATCGTAGCACCATATAAAAGCCCCGGCTTCGGCCGGGGCTTGCGTTTGGATGGTGGACAGATTGCCTGCATTTCCGGGGACCCTGCAAGTCCCCGCTACGCCGCACGCGACACCATGCGATTGAAGTCCCTCGCTGCAATCGATTCGGCAGCGCGCATGTGCTCCAGCATCCACTCGTACACCGGCTGCCAGCAGCGCCGGTACGCGGAATGGTCGGCCCCAATTGCCGCAGCACGCTCGCGGCCGCTTCGAGCTTCCACCCCGGCTCCCTCGCACGCCTCGCACTCAACGACCCCTGTTCCATCCTTCGCGGACTGAATCCGAAGACCTTGGCAGGCCCTACAGCAACCGCAGGTGCCCATTTCTTCAACAATGGCTTTGGTCAGAACGCCGAGCTGTTCCATGGTGTTGTTCGGCCAGCACAGCGCGCGCGTAGCCTCCAGCCGGGCCTCTGCCTTCCGGTGCTCAATGCGCTGGGCATCAGTGACAGGACCGCCCGCCCAGCCCATGCATGCCTTCGCAATGCCGAACTCGGTGCGCGCCACATTCAGGGCCTGCTGCTGACGGACATACTCCGGCGCCACAAGACCGATTACCGCTTGGCGAAGCTGCTGCGAGCGTCGCATACCACTGTCCGGCCACCACAGCGCCTCCAGCAGCTCCCGACCCAGACCGGCCGGCACCATACCCAGTGCCGCTGCGATGTCCTGATTGGTGAGGTCGGGCACCCCACCGCGACCTGTGTCGAATTTGACCGTGCTCGGCCCCAGCCGCGCCATGAGCTCCCGCCCGTCACTCATCTGCCTTCCCCATTTGATGTTCCGCCAGCTCACCAGCCATCCCTACCACCTCTGCACCCGCCGAACGCCTGCGCCCTGCTGGGATCATGCGGCCACCCGATCCCATACCGTCGGCAGCACCTGCACCTCGCCCCCCCGCGCCTGGAACTGCTCAACAGTCTCGACTCGATCTCGTGCCTTTACCGCAGCCGGAGCCGGGATGTTTGCCGCCCGGATAGCTACGTTCGCAGCGCGCGCCTGGACAGGCCGGGGCGGTCGAGGTGCGCGTGGCGCCCGGACACGCACGCGCTTTGCATCGGCAGCGCGCTTGCGCTCCTTACGCTCTCCGTCTGTGAGGACTACCCTCGGCATCCCTTTCCCGGTGAGTTGGAAGACTGGACCCATCTTGGTATCGGTTCGGGTCAGGAAGCCGGCGCTGACGCAGTACCGCACGGCATCGTGAACTTGGGCACGCTCGCTGCCTGGGCGCGCTCCGATGGCCTCACAGATCCCGAGCATCGTCCACGGCAGGTCCTCTGCGTTCTTGTTGAGCCATTCCCGAACGGCGGCCGGGGACAGATTGGTTTTGGTGGTGGTCATGCGGCCTGCCTCAGTTCGTTTATGTAGGTCTGTTGGGCGATCAGCTCGTCATCCGAGCAGTACAGCTGGTGGAAGGTTCTGGAGCCCTCCTTCAGGCTCCAGCCGTACGTCTGGCTCATCCATTCGAAGGACCGGCCCTCCTGTGGAACGCGTTCGTGGTGCCACTGGCACATGGCGAACCCGAAGAAGTGGCCGCGGCGGATGTTTCCGGACTTGCAGTGGTGGTAGTCGCAGCCGTAGACCACGAGGTGCTGCGGCAGTAGGTTCCGCATGAACAGCAGCAGGCACACCATGCAAGGCCCTTCCTTGGCAACATCCATTCGCGCCTTCTCGCTGGAGGTGGGTTGCGGGGCTTTCGACCACATCAGATCCGCTCCTTCGCTCGGTGCCGCCGGTGACGGGGACCGCGGGTCATGAGCCTCATCTCAGCCTCTAGCCGCTTCGCCTCGCCCAGGTAGTACTCATGGCGTTCTTGGCGCACTGACGCGGTGAACTCGAACTGCGTTAGCGCATGCTCGGCGGCAGCGCGGAAGGCCTTCGCCAGCTTCGGCGCATTGATTCGAGGGTCGTGGTCGAAGATGTCCAGCTGGTTGTTGTCCGAGCGCATCAGGCCGCGCTCCCGAAACCCAGCTCTGCTGCAGCGCGCGTCATGGCCTCTCGCGCAGCCTCTCGATCGCGAACAGGAACCACACCCGGCGTCACCGGCGGCAGCGCCAGAGCGGGCTCAGGCACCGGCTTGCCGTCGACCACGTGCCGCACCGCGCGCTCGTAGGCGTCCTGCAGCATCCGCGCCTGCTGGTAGCCGTCCTCGGCGCTGGCGTAGGCATGCAGGTCCAGCAACGAACGCACCAGCACGGTGAAGCCGCACTGGGCGCGGCCCGGGCGGACCTCCTGCTGCACCTGTGCCAGCGCGGGTACGTCGAAGCACATTGCCCGGAAGCGCGGCGGGTTCGGCGGCCAATCCAGGGCGTCCCGCATGCACGCCGACAGACCGGCCCCCAGCTTTTTCGGGCTCAACCCGGTGATGCCCTGCAGCCACACCTCACCCGCCGTGGTCAGCGCGCCGCTCTGCGCCACGGGCGCGGCGCCGTTCGCGCGCGCCCACTTCCCGGGGAACATCGCTGCCATCCGCTCCCACAGGGTCCACAGGGCTGCCACAGCGCGCTCGTCCGGCTCAGCCGACGACGGAGAATTCGGCGTCGACAATTCCTGCGCCGCCAGCGTGGCTACCGCCGCCTTGCTGTCGATGTTGCTGGTTCCGCTCGTACTGCTCGCGGAGCTGGGTGACGTGGTCGGCAGAACCGTGGTGAGGCTGCGCATGGGCTGCTCCGGTGGCTTGGTGGGCAATGGGGACAACCGGCAGCGCCAAGCCGGCGGCCATGGTCTGCCGCAGGGATTCGTTGGCGTCATGACCGGCCGCGATCAGCGCGGTCAGCTGGTTGCGGACCTGCAACCAGCCCTGGACGGAGAGTGGACGGCGGCAGGCGCGGCGGTGACGGACGAACCGGGTCAGCACTTCACGGTCAACGCCCTCGGGCACAACGCCGTACCCGGCCAGCTCCGCCGACTGCTCCAACTCGGTCAGCGGACGCTCGCTCGCCTCGCCCACCGCCTCGCGGTGTGAGGGTTGCTCTTGGTTGCTTTTGGTTGCTCTTGGTTCGGGTGCAATAGCTGTTGCACCCTTTGAGGGCCTTTTTTGCACCCTTTCCGACGTCGTTTTGCACCCTTCGACGCCCTCTTTTGCACCCTTCGACAAGGGTGCAATATCTGCACCCTTCATCCATTCAGGGTTGATCCGGTACTGGCGGGTGCGACCACCTTCACCGAACCCGCTACGGCGACCGCCGACCCCGGCATTCACCAGGACCAGCCAGCCAGCCGTCTCCATGCGGCGCAGCTGGTATTGCACCGACCGTTCTGACTGGCGCGTCTTCGCTGCAAGCCGGGCGATGGACGGGAAGATGTGCGTGCCGTCGTCGTGCGCATGATCGGCCAGTGCCAGCGCCAGCAGCATTTCGCCACCGCCATTGGGGTATCGGTCGAAGACCATGCCTGTAACTCGAGCGCTCATCGTTACAGCCCCAACGCCAGGTTCTCGCCCGGGGCCACCGGCCACCAGGTGCAGGCACTACGGCCACTCACGGGGCAAGGCATGGCCGGGCCACGCCAGACCTGTTCGGCCTTCAACAGCTCGGGCAGGCGGCGCGCGAGCATGTACCGATCCAGCCCGGTCACCTGCGCTAACTTCATGCTGGTCAGGCCTGGATGCAGCTTCACCGCGGTGGCTGCTTTGGACTGCTGGTCTTTCTGGATGCCACTGGCAGCGATGAAGCCTGCTGCCGCGTGGCTGGTGCTGATGTCGGCATGGCGTGCGGGGTGGTTCATTGGATGGCCCTCTGCGCGGGATTGCCCTTGGCTGCAGCGCGCGCCACGTTCCGCTCCAGACGGTGCGCCATCGTCCGCAGCGCGCGTGCCTCGCTGACCATCAGCGCTGCTTCGTCGCTGTCGATGCGGCGGTCCTCCATTGCGTCCACGGCGGTTCCGGTCAGGCGCCCTACCCGCGTGGTGATCTCCAGCAGCTTGAGCTGCACGGCGGCGATCTCGTCGGCCCAGCCGCCATCCGGCGCCGGCGGCACCAGATCCACCGCCATCCCGAACTGACCAGCCAACGCCTGCATCCATTCCAGGGCGTACTCGCTACCGCCGGCCTTCTCCTGCATCCACTCGGTCAGCAGCTCGGCAATTT